CTGCACTCAACAAACCACGTTCTCGCTTCTTTTTGTTCTTGTTGTGTTTTTTATGATTTGCGTTGATGTAATCTTCTCTCATAAGTTGAAAAGAATTTTCAACTATTATCTCTTGTATCTCTACCGGTAATATGTCCCATAAAGATTGCTGACTCATCCCCTAAAATGACCTGACATTTTATTTAAAGATACCATATGAATAATAATTATATGTTGAAACTTTTCATAGTATTTCATGAAAAAATTTTTGACGAATGCTATGAAAATATTCCGCAAGATATTCTAGATAAGTATTTTACATTTATTGCCGTTAATAAGAATATTCCAAAAAATTATACAGAAGGTAAATACAATGTTGTGAATGAATGGGATTTACCACGTTATAATAGTCAGTTTCAAGATAAAGGATACAAAGAAAACTCTGCAATTTATCATGTTTATGCCAATAAGTTGTACGGTGACGCAAAGTATATTGGATTTTTTCAATATGATATGCACTTTGAAAAGGGTGTAATTGATGGTATACTTTCTGATATGGAAAAAGAACCTACATGTTTTTATGTGTTAGGTGAAGTTGTAAATTACAGTATTGATAAAACGTGGGATGAACCATATGTTTTCGATTATTTAACTTCTCTATACGCATACAACTATAGAGTTATCGTAAATTATAGTGCTATCGGGCCCAGGTGTAATACATATGTTTTACCAGTTTCAAACTTCTTAAAAATCATGAGTTTTGTAAATATTTTGTATCCGCGTCTAGGTTCTATTTGCTTTAAAAGTCACTTCAACCATGTAGCAGTATTATATGAAATTGTAATGACATTTCTTATAAGCCAAGAGATGCTTAAAATGATAAAACTTGACATCAGACATGATCACGATTATAAAAGTCAGGTCGTTTCGGGTGAAAACACCCTAAGTGGATACAAAAATACATATAAAGTAAAGTAAAAATGTTCATCACAAACGTTATTGTTGGTGATCTCATCCTTGACCGTGGTTTCTTTTGGAATCTAAAAGAAGCCTCAAAATACGCACAAGAAACAGTCAGACACAAAGTGTGGGAACTTGGTAACGGGCAATTCTACTACGGAGACGTTGAAGCTCGTGTGTACGAACCAAAACACCTCGAAGCATCCAACTACAAAGATGAACATATTCTTTCTTTCACTGGACCCATCCGAAATAGCACGAATGTCGTGTGATCAACATGTTGTCAAAATACAACTTGAGATTGTTCAAATGCTCTATATGGCTTGGCACTTTTCTGATCAAGTGGGCTACATTGAAAAAAAGGCACCATACACAAAAGATGGATCTCGACGCGGGTACAGACCCGCACACCCCAAACACCCAATGACTATGTGGGTGGCGTCAAGCCTTGAAAACTATATGTACGCGTGTAAGATTGGTATTGCTCTTACCCTAGAGTACACGCGTAGATACAACAAAGTACATACATGTGCGAGACATCTCATGTGGCTTTGGGACAATCACCCTTCTCATTTTGAAGAGCGTCATAGTGAGACTGCATACTATTCTGCCGAAGGCATTCCTGAGTGTATGCCCGAGCAATATAGGCAGCCATCAATTGTAGAAGCATATCAACTTTATTATATGGTTGAGAAAATGCCTTTTGCGAGGTATAAAAACATACATTCCGGTCTCTCTATGGGGTCGTCGTAACCAAGTTCTTTGAGGTATTTGTGTACTTCATTGTTTTTGTCAAAGTCATGTATTTCAATTAGAATAGTAGGATTACATCTTTTAATTGTATTTTTTGCACCTTCAAGAACTTTTAACTCATGCCCCTCTACGTCTATTTTTATGAATGATGCGAAACCCTTGTATATATCATCTAATATACAACATCGAACATCGGTTTCGGTTGAATAATCTGTACCTTCAAATGTATACATTGAAGATCCTCCGTAATTTCTTAGACCTGTTTCTTCAACCTTTCGTGCCAAATACATTTTTGTAGTTTTGTTTTCATTTGATAGTGCTACCGGAACTGAGTGCATTTTGTGTTTTAAAGTATTATTTTCAGCATTCATTTTTACAATTTCGTGAAACAGTGGTTCAAATGAGTAAACAGGACCATAATCAGAAAACATTAGGGAGTTGTATCCAATGTTTGCTCCTATATCAAGTATTTCTGTATTTTCCCTATAACATTTCTCAACATCTTCTCTCATCCACCCATCCCATTCGTAACCATTTGCTATAGTATTTGTAATATATTCATCGTCTTTTATCACATATACATCGTACACGCCGTTATTTACTTTAACCACTTCCACTCCAAGTGGCATTTGTGTGTAAAACCAATTAAAACTTTAACCAGTATGTATTTAAAAGAATGTTCAGCATTGGTCAAAGTCTGACCGCACCATCTGTCAAGGTTCAGCCAAAGGAACCCAGGAGGGAATATCGACCAAGAACTTATAGCGAGTTTGTAAAGGGTATCAAGAACAATGAACTTCCGGAAGTTGTCATCAAACCAAACCAAAGTCTAGCTGTTTTTGAAGATAATGAGGGTAACTACGGTGATGTTCAAATTGTTCAAAACCAGGACTTGTGGAAAAGTATTGCGGAAAGTGATGCCAATGTTCAAATTGATATGACCGCACCAACTTCTCTTGCTGATACAATTTCAGTCTTTTTTCTTTTGACTTTTATCTTTTTTGTTTTTCGAACTCTTCTTTCTGGCCCAGGTGGTAATGGTCCAATGAATAATCCTTTTCTCAAAAATCAAGATTTTACTGCCGAAACGGAAATCAAAACCCGTTTCAGTGATGTTGAAGGCATCGATGCCGCCAAAGATGAACTTGAAGAGATTGTGGATTTTCTCAAGCAACCTGAGAGATACTTTGGGAGTGGAGCCAAGATCCCGCGTGGTGCTCTCCTTACAGGTAAGCCAGGTACAGGTAAGACTCTTCTCGCTCGCGCTATCGCAGGTGAATCTAATGTTCCTTTCATTCAGTGCTCAGCTGCAAACTTTGTTGAAATGTTTGTCGGTGTGGGTGCTAAGAGGGTTCGCGATCTTTTTGAAGTTGCCCGCGAAAACCAACCATGCATCGTTTTCATTGATGAGATCGATGCTGTGGGTAAGCAACGCAGTGCGGGTGGTATGCCTTCAAATGATGAACGCGAACAAACCATTAATCAACTTCTCACTGAAATGGATGGATTTGATAATGAGACTGGTATTGTTGTCATTGCTGCCACAAACCGCATTGACATTCTTGATGACGCCCTCCTTCGTCCAGGTCGCTTCGATCGTAAGATTAGTGTGGCTCTCCCAAGTGTTCGTGGTCGCGAAAAGATCTTGGGTGTCCATGCTCGAGACAAGAACCTCGCCGACGATGTGAAGTTAAGACAGATTGCAAAGCAAACAACAGGCTTTTCTGGTGCAGACCTGGCGAATCTTCTCAATGAGTGTGCCATTCGCGCTGTCCGCGACGGTAATGGAACAATCACAAATGAAATTGTTGAGAATGTCTACCAGCGCATCGTTGTGGGTGCCAAAGGTGACACGAAGTTCTCACCACGAAAGAAGGAACTCGTCGCGTACCACGAAGCTGGACATGCCATTGTTGGGGCAATTTTGCCAGATTATGATACTGTCCGCAAGGTCTCTATTATCCCTCGAGGAGATGCCGGTGGAGTCACTTTCTTCCAGCCTTCGGAGGAAAATGCCGAATCTGCCATGTACACCAAAGAGTATCTGACTTCACAAATCATTGTGGCTCTTGGTGGACGAGCCGCAGAAGAAATCATCTATGGCAAAGATCGCATCACAACTGGTGCCTCTGGTGATTATGCTCAAGTCTATAACATCGCCAGGGAAATGCTTACAACCTACGGCTTCAGTGTCTATAAGTTTGACTACCGCAAGATGTCAGAAGAAGCCTCTCGCCTCGTGGATATGGAAATTGACAAGCTTGTTAATTTGTGCTACAAAGAAGCTCTCGGTATCTTGGGTACAAACAAACGACAATTGGAATTACTCAAGGATAAACTCCTCGAGGAGGAGATTGTTGATGGTGAATGGGTCTATGACCTTGTGAATGGAAAGTGTAAGGTTGGACGATCAGTGGAACTCGATAGTCTCGACTATGACTAAATTATTTTGGGAGGGTATATTAGATATGAGCAATAGATGCGGTATATCAGGAAATATTTATCAAGGTCTTGATGCTATTGATATACAAATTGAAACCGAAAAAAGAACAGGCGAGGCTTTTGAAGCT